GTGGGTGACCTAACACAGAATGGAGAGGAAAAAGTTGTAGGTCATGAGTTACAAGGTACTACCTGCGTGGTATTGTACGAACCTACTACAACTGCTGAGAAATTTTTACCAACTACAAATCAAGTCAGTGTGACTGCAGCAATAGCCGTGGTTGCTACAGCATCTGCTGCTGCAACACCACTTTTATTAAGAGTAATAAAACCAATCATAAAAAAACTCACAACGACAGTCCAAAAGAAACTTGGAAAGCATCGTGAGTTGTCTAGGTCTGAGATACAGGCTAATGCTTATCGTGCTAAGAAGGGTCTTCCTCCTTTGAAGTTGAAATAGTATGATGATGATTAGGTAAAGTGTTAGGAGGATTCACAAGTACTACATCAGCACATACAGCATAGTAAGGTGAATTTTTTGCGAACATAATACCAGCTTTCATCAATTCTCCACAATTTTTTAATCTGGCTATTTCAAAGTCGAGTCTCTTGTTGGCATTTGTTTGTTGAATGTATGCGATCTGTGATGCTGCTGCTTCTTTACATAACTTAGTGAGTTTTTTATCAAGTGGCCAACTTATCGTACCACTTATACCAATAGATATATTCTGATTATTTTTTTGACCAGTCCTTGTTGGAACGTAATATAAAATTTCACCAGGATTATCTGGCACACCATCATCATCAGCATCAACATTGTTGTAGACAGGATCATTATACATTAATTCAAACGGGTGCTGTTGTGTTAGCGATCCTGTGAAGAAGGGCGTAATATTCATGGTAGCACCTTGACATTGTATACCATTACTGTAAGTGTTGGTAATATAAGGTCCTTGTAAAACTTGTATAGCTTGATTGGTAACTGATCCACTTGAATTTGCCACTGGATTTGCTGTAGCAGAAACTCCCCCTACGTCTGTGTTTGCTAAGACTGGGGTAGTTATGGTAAAAAGACTAATAGCAGATAGTACTGATGTACTTATTGACTGAAGATTGAAGTTGTATCTGTTACGCTTTGTATTGTTGTAGTCCTTTGTATTATAGTCTGCGTCTGAAGACCAGGTCCGACATAGTGTTCTGTGAATTGGAACGCTTGTCCGACATTTGTTTGAGTCCAGTTTGGTTTGTTGTCTGCATCTAAACCAGTCCATGTTGTAGTCACTCCATTCAAAGTATTTGTTTGAGCAGTCTCTGCATTAGGAGAGATGCTCGTACCATCGTGTTGTACATTTGTACCACTGACCGAATAAGTCCAACCAGTAGAATAATCCATCGAATTAATGGTTTCTGATATAGTGGAAGTTGTTTCCGTCCGTGAGGTCATCGAGCCCTGTGTGAAGTTAGGCACAACAGGAACAGCTATCGCACTCGAAGCACTCGCAAGGGCAATCACACCCACAGTCATCACACGATACAGTTTCATATCTTACCATAAATCTTATTTGATTGTAAGTTCAGTTACATGTTGTCCTGTAGCCACAGTACCTGCACCACCAGCAGTTAGTGTCATAGCACCTGCACTGGTTATAGTTCCAGCGAGTGTGTCTTTTGCACCAGCAGCAGTAGAAGTTTGATTACTGAAGTTTCCTACAGCACCCACACTTGGAGCTGATGTTGGAACAGCGTCTGCTTGGGTGTATGACTGGGTAAAGCTGAAAGCTGCACCAGGTACATCCTGAGTTGCTGCTATCGTACCAGGAGCATATACTCCTGAGGTTATAGTACCAACCGATACTGTACCTGCTGTGGTACCATCAGTTGTGTCCACACCATTTCCCGTGATTGAGAACGACGATCCTATCCTCTCCACCTGTGTTGCTGCAGCATTTACTTGTAGTTGTACACTTGATGAGAGCTTGTGAGTGATGTCTGCACGAGCACTCATCGGGGCAGCCAACGCTAACATAATAAAGGGAATTAATTTTTTCATTCTTTTACGTAGCATTATAGCCGTATTTATGATAATATATATTCATCAATAAAAATACCTAGAAACATGAAAATTTTTCTCGACACTGCTGATACAGAACTGATAAGCAAATACCATGCCACTGGACTTGTGGATGGTGTTACAACAAACCCAACACTTATTCGTAAAAGTGGAAGAGATCCATTGAAAGTTTATGAGGAATTAGTGGATTTAGGTCTCACTGACATTAGTATGGAGGTTGGTGGCAATGCTATTGAGATGGTGGAAGAGGGCAAGAAACTTGCTAAACTCTTTGGTAAGAATGCTACCATCAAAGTTCCTTGCACCGTCGAAGGGTTGTGGGTTTGTAGAGAGTTGAGAAGAAACATTATAAATGTTAATGTAACTTTGATTTTCTCTGCTGCACAAGCAATTCTTGCTGCAAAAGCGGGAGCAAAATATGTCTCACCATTTGTGGGTAGATTGAATGATAATTCTTTTGATGGATTAGCATTGATTGAAGAGATCAATAAAATCTATACTATACAAGGTATACATGAAACAGAAATATTATCTGCATCTATAAGAGATGTTGCTGGTGTATCTGGTTCATTTGCAAAAGGTGCTGATATAGTCACAATGCCACCATCAGTCTTTGAAAAAATGTACAATCATATTTTGACTGATAAAGGTTTAGAAATTTTCAACAAAGACCTTGAGAACATAGCAAATGCGAATCATTCATGACGCTGTATCCGAAGATCTTATTGATAGATGTTTGGAAGAGTTTGACAGAAAAAAGAAACAAGATGTGTGGGGGATAAGTAAATGGAAGTGGAACAAAACACTTACCAAAGGTTTCAAACAATTTACTTTTTCCTCAAGACCAGAGGTATATCAATATAATGATCTTAGAAATGAATTGTCACAATATTTTGAGACAGTTCCTACCAATATAAACTATCATCTTTGGTTGCCTGGTTCTGGAATAAACTGGCATGATGATAATTTGAATTTGTATGGTGCTACATTATATTTGAATGATTGGATACCAGAGAAAGGTGGTGTATTCATGTGGAAAGAAAAAGACACTGGAGAATTAAGATGTATTCACCCAAAAAGAAATTTGCTTATGATAAATGAGGTTGCAGAACTACATGCTGTAACACCAATCATGGTGAATGAGCATGGTGGGTTGAGAAAATCTGTGCAAATATTCTGTGGTTTGCCACAAGAAGAGAATTCAATTGATATTCATGAAAGGAGTTACTAATATACATATCGGGTTTGATTGGGCAGAAGACATAGAGTTATTACGAAAGAAACTTATACTACAACATAAATGGAGTAGTAAAAACTATAAGAGAGGTGAGTATGTATTTGATATAGCACCTAATAATCTAGGATTCTTTCAACCCCTGTTTGATATAATAAAACAAGAAGTTATAACACTATATCCTAAGGCAGATATACCAGATAGAATATTCAATTCAAGTTGGGCATACGTATCAAATAAAAGTAGAACCGTGAGTTTCATGCATAATCATATGCCTGAGAAAATAAAAAAAGATATATCGACTGTATTTTATTTAAAAAAACCTGCTATGTCAGGTGATATTGTTTTTATGAGGGATGGAAAAGAGTATATACATACTCCAGTAGAGGGTGATTTATTGATATTCCCTGCTACTTACTATCACTCACCTTTGCCATCTGAGACAGAGGAGTATAGGATTGCAATCAATGTGAATGTTATCACACATAACACTTATGATTTTTTTCTTGACACATAGAGTGAAAATCAGTATAATAATGTGGTTAGGAACTATTTTATGATTGATATAGAGCATAGACCATGGGGATGGTTCAAAGTATTACAAAGAGGTGATGATTATTGTGTCAAAGAACTTTTTGTAGAATCTGATAAAAGAATATCCTTACAGTTTCATAGACATAGAACTGAGGATTGGATAGTGGTTCAAGGATCTGGTATCATAACACAGGGAAATTTAGAAGTAGATGCTGACGTTGGGAGCACATTTTTTATACCCATAGAACAAAGGCATAGAATAAAAGGTGGTGAAAATGGTATCAGGATTATAGAAGTGCAAAGAGGTAAGTGTTTTGAAGATGATATTGTAAGATTGCAGGATGATTTCAATCGTCTTGATGATTATGCATGGAGGAATTTTGGATGAATCAGAACCAATTCAAACCAGAGGATCCCGCACATTATCAGCGTGGTAACATTCAGGTCTGGGACTTCATAGCAGATCAGGGACTTGATTTTTTTACCGGTAATGTTGTGAAGTATGTTTGTCGTGCTGGATTCAAGGACGATAAAGTTCAAGACCTTAAAAAGGCAAAAGCGTACATAGATAAACTCATAGAATTATGCTCTTAGTTACTGGCGGTGCAGGATTTATTGGAAGCAATTTTCTGCATTATCTAAAAAAATATACAGAGATAGAGGAGCAGGTTATTATTGTAGATAATCTTTCATATGCTTCAAAGGTTCAGTATATGCCATTAGATAAGCAGTTTATATTTGAGTGGTGTGATATATCGAATGAAAAACATGTCAATCATATTTTTGATAAATGGAAACCTCGAAAAGTATTTCACTTTGCTGCTGAGTCACATGTAGATAAATCTATAACTAATTACAGACCATTTTTAGAAACAAATGTCATTGGCACAATCAATTTATTGAATGCCAGTTTAAGAAATAACATAGAAAAGTTTCATCATATATCCACAGACGAAGTATATGGTTCTTTGGAATACGATGACATAGAATTATTCAAGGAGACCACACCTTATGACCCTAGAAATCCCTACTCAGCGAGCAAAGCGTCGTCTGACTATTTTGTCAAGACGTGGCATAACACTTATGGTATACCTTATCTTATTACTAACTGCTCTAACAATTATGGTCCTCATCAACATGTAGAGAAGTTGATACCAAAAGTTGTTTACAATGGGTTTAGAAATAAGACGACTTACATGCATCAAGGTGGTCATCAGATTAGAGATTGGTTATATGTTTATGACCACTGTAATGCAATTTGGGAATTAGAAAAGCATGGTATTATAAATGATCATTTTAATATTGGTGGTAGTTGTGAAAAAAGAAATATAGATGTCACTATAATGATTCTTGATATGTTGAAAAAACCACATGATCTTATTGGTATTAGTAATGAAAGACCAGGTATTGACAAAAGATACGGAATCGATCATACTAAGATCACAAAAGCAATAGGATGGAAACCATCAACTGAGTTTGATGTAGGTCTTCGTGCTACTGTTACATGGTATCTTGAACAACTAACATGATTTCACTCTACGGTTGTGGTTTTATAGGTAGTCATTTCAAAAATCTGTACGAGACTGAGGTTGAGGTGCAGGATAGGGATGAAAGAGTCCCACGTCATAATGACATCCTTTATATGATCTCTACTACACACAATTACAATGTCCATAATCAAATCACACTTGATGTCAATACAAATTTACGAGTCCTTTGTGAGACACTTGACTTCTGTAGATCAAAAGACATCACCTTCAACTTCGTATCCAGTTGGTTCGTATATGGAAAAGGAGGAACCCTTCCTGCCTCAGAAGTATCGGTATGCAACCCAAGAGGATTTTATTCTATTACCAAAAAGTGTGCGGAGGATCTTATTATTTCTTTCGCAGAAACTACTGGGATGAAATATAGAATTCTAAGACTATGTAATGTTATGGGTGAGGGTGATCACAATGCGACAAGGCAAAAAAATGCATTGACTTGGATGATCAATGAATTGAAGGCAGATAGAGATATCAATGTCTATGATAATGGGTCACATTGTCGTGACATAATGCACGTAAAGGATGTTTGTAGAGCGATAAAACTTGTCATGGATAAAGGCGAATTGAATGAAATCTATAACATAGGATCTGGTGAACCTACAAAGGTGAGTGAGATCATTGAACTCGCAAAACATTTCACAAGATCAAGAGGAAAGATCAACAACATCGAACCCCCAGAGTTTCATAAAAATGTTCAGACACAAAATTTTTGGTTGGACACTACAAAATTGAAGAGACTTGGGTTTGCACAACACATAACTAATGAATTCATAGTAAAAGATTTATGTATAACTTAAGCGAGCAAGTTGATAATTTTATATTCAGTCTTCAACAGGAGGGATATAAGACAATGCAATATCTTCCTAACCAAAATTGGAAGGAAGGTGATCCAATATATTATTCAGGTCCTTACTGGGATAATAAAGAAGTTACTGCTGCTATCACAACTCTTTTGGGTGGTAAGTGGTTGCCAGCAGGAGAAAATGTAAACAAGTTTGAACACGCTTTCTCTAAAAAATTTGGTTTCAAA